TACGTATAGACTGTATAATACCAGAGTTTATTTCACGCATATATGGTGTAAATAGCTTACCCATTTCGTTACGTAGACCTGAGAGAGGCACTACATTGTTAGCCAATCCAGCTACAATACGTGGGCCTTGTCCGGGTCTGCCACCAAATAAGTCTACAAATGACTGAATACCAGCTAGGTATGACTTACTTGTAATAGCTTGTGCTACAACAAGAGATATTTTACCTAATTGATTTTCTGTCCACTCTTCACCCATCAGTTCGCTTGCATCACCTACATCAGCTATTGTCGACATAATAAGGTTAAACGGTTCAAACTGATCGTAACCTACACGTACGCCACCAATCTTAATAGTTCTTGGCTCCCATTTAGCATCTAGCCATACCTGTCTTTTCTGTCTGTCAACTGGGCCATTACCATTTAGATCGCCACGCATCCATGCCTGTGCAGCCATAAATACTACAGCAGAACCCATAGCAAATCGACCTAGTTGTAAGGATCTAGCATTAGCTAATTCTTCTGCTGTAAAAATACCATACTTAGATACAGACTCTAAGTTATTAGGGTTTGCAAATGCTATGTCGTTGAACTCTTTAACTAAAAAGTTAAAACCGGGTGTATACTTACCTGTAAGTGCCAGACCATTAACACCAGTTCTAGCAAACAAAAAGAATGGTTTAGCTAGTGGTGTAGCAGTAAACACAT